CTAGTGCTTTGACCCGTTCAGGCGATTCACAACGGTCTGCGGTCGTGCGAATCTGGCCGTATGGCACAGACGGTATGCGTGATCCTGAGTTCGTCGGACAGACAGATGCTTGAGGCGATCGTCGCCGACCGCAACCGGCCGCAAAAGCATGTCGAGCGGGCAAGGGTCGTGCTCGCGGCAGCGAGGCGCGACCCGGTGCAAGTGGTGGCGACGCGTCTGGGCGTCAGTCGTCCGATGGTGTGGCGCTGGCAACGGCGCTTCGCCGAGGAAGGCCCGGACGGGCTGCTGCGCGACAAGACCCGCAAGCCCGGCAAACCGCCGATTGCCGCCGAGACGGTGGCGCGCGTCGTGGCGCTGACCTGCGCCGAGCCGCCGCACCAGGCAACACACTGGACCGGCCGGGCGATGGCCCGTGCCGCCGGCATCTCGCTGGCGTCGGTGCAACGCATCTGGCAGGCGCACAAGCTGCAGCCGCATCGCGTGCGCACGTTCAAGCGATCGCGCGACCCCGACTTCGCGGCCAAGCTGACCGATATCGTCGGCCTCTACCTGGACCCGCCGACGCAGGCGGTCGTGCTGTCGATCGACGAGAAGAGTCAGATCCAGGCGCTGGACCGCACGCAACCGGGCCTGCCGATCAAGCCCGGCCGCTGCGGCACGATGACCCACGACTATAAGCGCCATGGCACGACGACGCTGTTTGCGGCGCTCAACGTGCTCGACGGCACAGTCATCGGCCGTTGCATGCAGCAACACCGGCACGAGGAATTCATCCGCTTCCTCAACGAGGTCGAGCGCGCCGTCCCCGCAGGTAAGCTGATCGAAGCCGTGGTCGACAACTACGCAACCCACAAGCATCCGAAGGTAAAGGCCTGGCTCGAACGCCATCCGCGATGGACCTTCCACTTCACACCAACCTCCGGATCATGGCTGAATGCCGTCGAGAACTTCTTCTCCGTGTTGACGCGCAAGCGCATCCGCCGCGGCAGCTTCCACTCGTTGGTCGATCTGCAAGCCGCCATCAAGCGCTACCTTACCGAGCACAACGCCGAGCCAAAGCCATTCGTCTGGACCGCATCGGCCACCTCGATCCTGGCCAAGCTCGACAGACTGTCTGCACGGTCCGTATGAGTCAGAGCACTAGCCCATCGACGACCGTGTTCGTTCCCAGACAAGCCTGCGCCAAGAATCCCAGCGCCACCATCGCGTTGCGATTGAGCGACAGGATATCGGTGTCCAGCGGTATGGCGCCTGGGTAGACCAGATTTCGATCCACGGTGTCCTCGGCATTCAGTTGCTGATTTGGGTCCAGGCTGTCGCAGTCGTCGGCAGAACGGCCGCCACGGCGGCGTAGATATCGGCATCCGTGACCGATCCCTCGATCATGGCCTCGTCGCCATACTCGATCGGTCCCACGCCGTAGCCGCCGGGACCACCCCAGCCGCTCACATACGCAATGCCGGTCCCGGCCGGGCGGTAGGCTGTCACCAGCACCTGGAAAGGCATATCCAGGTTGCCCCAGCCACCAGCCTCCCCATACGCGAAGCCATTAAAGCCGCCGGACTGCGAACCCCATCCGCCGGTATCGGCTGAACGCGCTGGCTCAAACACTGTCGGCGCCCGGCCAGTCAGGTCGGTCAGAGTGGCGATGATCGCCGCACGAGTGCCGCGGGTGCGCGTGATCTCTTGCGTGATACGGTTTCGGAACGGATCATCAGCTTCGCCCTGATTGCGTTGGAGACTGGCCCCAAACAGATCGTTCGCAATCATGTCAAGCCAAACACCGCCCGCTGTCGCTATGCGCGTCTGCTGCCCGACAAAGGCGATCAGCGCGTATACCCAGGACCATACGCTCCCAAGGCCGGACAGCAAGCTGTCGAGCACGGGCGTCGTGTCAGGAAACCAAGCTGGCGGCAGGACGGCCTTCAGCCGAGAAACCATGTCGGACTGATCGCCGGTCATCAGCTCACCAACACCAAACCGGCCTTGACCACACCGTTGGGGGGCACCACCAGGTCGGCGCCGCTCCCATTGATCGTCAGGTTGCTCACGTTACTGACCGGCGGCCAGGCATCATAGGCGACCTGCGCCAGGCGCGTCAGAGCTAGCGGAGCACCCACCGCCAATGCGTTGATATAGGTCGTCACCGCCGCCGTCACGGCCGCGGCCGCCGATGGACGGTCCGCCGAAGCCGGCAGCCCAAGCGTCATCGATACATTGGCCGCTGTCACAACCGGGCCTTGAACGGTGAAGGTCGTTCCGACGGGCCTCACGAGGTCGACCGCGCTGTTCACTGCCGTAATTACATTCGAGGATGGATTGCCACTCCCATCGTCGACCGTAACGACGAAGTTTCCCAATTGCGCTGCGCCGCTTGTATTGACGTTTTCTTGGAGAAGATAAGTCAAACCTTGCTGCACACCTTGCACCGCGTAGCCGACAGCCGTCGGTGTCGCCTGCGACCGGGTATCCAGGAAGCTCTGAAAACGGGTTCGTACAGCCGCATCTGACTCCACGTCAATGCCGCCTGTAAGCGGCCCCTGATTCACCACTGTGTCCAGGCCAGGCGTCGCCGAGACCAGCAGAGTGATAGTACCCGCCAGCACGTTGCCGCTTTGCCCTGCAGTCTGGGCCGCTACCGGCACGTCGATGCTGTACGTGCCGGCCGGCATAACATATCCGCCGAGGGCCGAATTGTAGCCAGGCACTGTCGGGTCGGTCGTCACCGCAAAACTCTGCGAGCCGTCTTGGGTCCGCACCACCGCCCCAAACGGCACCACAGCGCTACCAAGCGCCGTGTAGCGCCCCACCGTCACCGTTCCCGTGGCTGCGACCGCCGGCAGACGAGAGACCCCGTAATCGGCCAACCAGGTATCAAGATCCGTGCCCACGCTGGTCGCCGCACGCGTCACCTGCATGACCTGCACAATCAGCCATTGCATCCACAGCCCCAGGGATGCGTTTGCCTCCAGCACCGCTCGCAACGCAGAACCGACTGTCAGGTCCAGCAGTTGCGACGATGAAGCCTGCACCGAGGCCGCTGCGTTCTGCACCAACGTGGTAAAATTCTGCAATGACAACTGCACCGCGTCAGCCTCCTACCTGAAAGGAAAGCGTCTGCGTCTGGCCGCTCGGCGCGTCGACATATCGAATATACACGTAGACGGTGGTGGGCAGGCCGTCTGGTGCAAGCTGGATCTCGATCACGGGCTCGGGCGTGCGGGCGACGCTGCTCTCCTGGAAAATCTGGCTTCGCACGACGGCAGCTATGCGGGCCGAACTGACCGGCTGCCCGATGAACTGCGGCAGCCCGGCGCCATAAGCCAATTGCCATATATAGTCGCCCTGGTTGGTCAGCAGCCGTCGCAGAACGCGTTGCTGGCCCAGCACCGATCCGTCGACGACAGCCAGATCGCCAGTCGGACCCACAACAAGGTCAGACCCCCATTGATGTGAAAGATCCCCCATTCACCTAATCCTGCGGGTTCGGTGGACCGCTCACACCGGGGTGCACATGCACGTCGTAGTGCTGCCGCAAGCGGTTGAGCGAACCATGGCTATCGTACACATCACCAGCAACATGTAGATCGCCGTTAATCTGTATCGTACCGTCTGCTATAAGCTTGATGTAGCTGCCCGACTGATGCACCAGCCAGAATTCGCCGGCTGGTGCCGCCGGGGGGGTCGCCGTTGCACTGAAGGCCGCTCCAATGATCATACCGTGATCGGCGTGACCTTCCTGCGCGATCACCAACACTTGGGCGCCCGGGCTTGGCAGGCAGACGAGCCCCCAGCCGTTGCCCGCCCAGGGTGTCAGTACTGGCAGCCAGCCGCTCAAAACCCCCTCGGGCTGCAGCGTCACCCGTGCAGTCGCAGTGCTCGGATCGACGGATGTGACGAGCGCCAGCCGCGGCTGGGCCGCACCCAGGTCCAAGGCACCGGCCTGCGCCTTGAGTGCATTTAGAAGCTGCTGCATCACCACTGTGTTCCTGAGGCCCGTTTTGGTGGTTTCCGCAGCACCTCAAGCGTAAATGCTTGTCGCCGTGAGGCTCCCCGGACTGGATGAGCCGGACTCACTGGCGCTTCGCATACGCACGGTCTGCGCAAAACCATGCGCGAAACTGAGCCGCCGGGTCACCTCGTCGACCATGTAGACTTGGTCGAAGGCAGTGCCGGTGCCCTGCAACTGCACCTGGGCGCGGGGAAAGATCGTCAGCTCTCCTGCCATCCTGGCAGTGACTCTACGCTCGTGAGCAAGCAATTCGTTAAGTTTGAGTTGTGCGAGCTGGCTGGCTTGGCTATCGGTCAGATTGGGCTGCACCACGACGTAATTTTGGGGTGTCGTCGATCCGCCTGCCGTCGCGTTGCTAGCGGTACTGGTCACCACGGTTTGCTGCGTAGTGTTCCAGCTCTTCACCGAGACTGTAATCGGCCCAGCCAAAGTCAGCTCGCGATCCAGGCGCAACGCCTCCAAATCGGCTACATCCAGCACGATCGAAGCCAAGCCGTCAGAGGCGGGAGGCTGAAAGTATAGATTGTCAGCCTGCACAAAGACGTCGAACGCCTCCTGCTTCGCGAGCAATACCAGCAGGTCCCAATCGGTCGTCGTCCTGCTGAACTGGTCGAGCGTGATCCGCTCGTGCTGATCCTGGTAGTAGCGGCCAACCAACGTGGTGGTGTCAGTTACCACGGGCGTCAGACCCGCCCGTTGCGCCAGGATGGTGGCGATCTCGCTCGATGTTCGGTTGGCAAAAATCTCCTGCGTTCGGGCCTGAATGAGTCGGGCGGTCAAGTCACGTCCTTCGATGACAACCAGGCCGCGGAGCGGCTCGATCGTGACCAGATCCACGGTGCCTTGCAGCAGGCTCTGCGGCGCCGACAAACCGTCGGCGCTCACACGTATGTCAACCGAGATATCAGCCTCGTTCGCCCAAAACGCCGCATCGAAGCCGGGATCCGCTCCCAGTGCGACCTCGGCCGTAAAACGGTCGGCGCTCAGGTAGTTGGTCGAAATAACCTGAGCGCTACTCCTACCGTTCAGTGGCACGCCATTGGCAACGATCAGCAGGCTCGGCTGGCGCGCCGGCGTTAGGATGTCACTGGCTAACAATCCCGCCCCCAGCCTGCGGGTTGACCATCGGGATCAGCAGCGTGGTGACACCAAGCAGCACAGGATCGCTGATTTTATTCAACTGCGCGATCCGTATCCATTGCGTCGCATCACCTAGCTGCTGAGCGGCAATCTGAAATAGATTGCCACCAGCCACCGTTACGGTCTGCATCACTGCGCCTACGTGCTTGCGTTTGTTAGATTCAGAAGCGCGCGCCCGGTATAGCCTGAAGCCGCGGTTAGGGCTGAAAGAACCCCGGTCGTACTAGCCATCGCGTTCAGCGAATTGATTCCGGTTCTCGCGGTGGCCGAGCCGAACAGCGTTCCGGCGTCAATCTGATTGCCTGTCGCCGTGATGGCACCGGAAATGCCAAGGTTCGCCTGGGTCAAGCTGCCCAGCGCGGTGTTGTAGGACGTCGTACCCGCAACGGCGGCGCCGGATGCCGCAGCATAGGTCTGCGCCGCTTTTAGGCTGACCGATGGCGGCAAACCAAACCCGGCCGCCGAGCCCAGGTCATCCAGCACACTCGTCCCCAGATCAATCGCGGCCTCGATAAGCGCCGCCGCGTCATCTCGCAATACCAGGCATTCAACGCGGTACGGTATCCACCAGCTGCATCGGAAGTCAGCAGCAAAGCTTCGGATAATGACCGAATAGATGAACACGTCCCAGGAAAGCGATAAAACCCCACCGGCCGCTCTTAGCTCATCTACAAGCCGAGCTCGTTCGGTCGCGTCCGTTCCCGAGAAAAAACCCTGGAACGTGATCGCTGCATCCTGGCGTCCCAGCGCGTCCACAACGCGCCGGCCACCCGGCAGGTCATGAACAACCAGCCGCTGGGTACCCCCAAAGGTGATCCCGGACACCACCTCGAAATTGTCAAGGACCACCGGGCCGAGAACAACGGCTGAATCAGACATGGCCCGTCCTCCTGCAGATACGGCGGCCCCTGGTCACGCCGAACATGTGCACTGCTCTCACGCTCCGATCGGCGCACCCGCCCAGACCGGCGTCATGCGCGGATCAAATCCGACCCCACCACTCGGCGGCCGGCTAGCGGCATGGGCAAGATAGTCGGCCATCCAGCGGCCCAACTCCGTACCGTCGATCACGATTGTCCCCGACATCGCCTGCTCCCGGTGGCGGTCGGTCGCCTGCCGGGGCGCCACCGATGCAGCATGCTCCCGATGAGGCGGCCGACGCGACGGCTCGGTCGTCGGCGGCATTGGCGAGCCACGGGGCGGCGGCGCCATGCTCGGCGCCGGTGTCATGTCGGGCTGTCGAGGTGCTTCGAAGAAAGCCGCCGGGGCCGCGGTTTCAATCCGCGTCACGGGTGCCGCAGCTTGATCAGACTGCCTTCTCTCAGATGCGACCGGCAGCGCCACCGGCATTGCCGCTATCCCGATCGATGGTGGTGGCGCAGTCGGTGGTGCCGGCGGTTCGATCATTGTCAGCGACGTCGGCATAGGCGCCGGCGGCGCGGATGGCTCACGAATCGCTGGCGAAGGCACCATCGAAACCGGGGGCTCGGCCGCAATCGGCCGCGCCCGCACCGGCTGCTCGAACGCGGCCGCCGGTGCAACCGTTATCGGTGCAGCCGCTTGGGCTATCCCAGCGGCCAAGCCTTGGACTGGCGCGCCTACAACGGCAGCGCTGGAAGTCTTCGGTGTCTGCGGGGAAGGCTCGGCGCTCGCCCTCATGACAGGTGCGGCGGGGGCCGCCTCGCCGTCGTCTTGGGTGGTGGCCGCCATTGAGGCCCGCGGCGGGGTCGCAATCGCTGCGTCCTGCGTTCCGGTTTGCGCCGCCGGACCTGCGGAGGCTGCATCCGGCATGGTCACAACCGGCGTCCGTGGTGGCACTGCCGCTTGCCGCGCTGCCGCTGCGGCCGATTCCCGCGTCAGCGCCGCCATGGCGCCAGCCTGCGCCACTCCTGCGTTCACCGCCCCGCGAGCCACTTCTTGCAGGCGAACCAAGTTGGCGGTCGACGCAACAATCGCTTGATCCAGCGCACCCAACTCGCGGCGGATCGTCTCGATACCCGCTGATACACCATCTTCCAGCGCCAGCGTCAGCCCGACGGTATATGCATCGTTCATCGTAGGGCCTCCCGCAACGCCTCAGCTGTCGCGGTGCCGAGAGCTTGGATCGCCCCCGTGGCAGCCGCGCTGCCGGCTGGTGCCAGGAACGGTCGTGGCGGCACCGTCCGGCTTCCCTCTTCCTGAAAGACCGCTGCAGGGTCGGTGGAACCTACCACGATGGCATTCGCCGTGACCTTACTTCCAATGCTGGCGCGCAATGTGCCGGTGCGTTGCCATGGGTTGCCATGCTCATCACCTGGCCGATGGGACAAGCTGTCCGCCACAGTCGCCTCGATCCGCTGGGCGATCGCCTGGCCGGCCGATTGGCGTACGGCTTCGAGATCAAGGGCCTGCAACGAACGCTCCAACACCCGCAGCCGTTCCAGCAACTGCCTCAACGTTCCTCCTCCCAACGCAGATGCACCCAATCGAAACTGCTGCCCTGTAAGGTCCCCAGGACTACGACGTACGCAAGCCGCTCATCCGGCGGCAGCGAGAAAGCCACATCGAACGGCACCCCGTTCTTCACTAGGTAAAGACAGTCGATCAGATCGGGGTGCCGACTCAGTTTCCCGCGGACGCCACCATCGCCTGCGGGTCAGCCGTCTCATGTGTAGTTAACGCGGAAGCAGCAGCGGCGATTCCGGCGTCGCCCAACCGTGCGACCAATGCCTCAATCTGCTGCTCGTTGGCGGGCACGGGCACCGGCACGTCGTCGATCGCAAGAACCGAACATGCCAACAGTGCCATGCCCAACCACGGCTCATTTTGAGATAGCATCGGCCCAGCCGCCTTGAAGATCCGCAGTTTGTCGAGGGCATTCATGCGCCGCAGCGTCAGACGCCGTCCATCGGCAGCGGTCACAACGTTCGGCTGACCGGTGCTCGCGATGATCTGAGCGGATGGTCCGCCGATCATACGCGCTGTCTCTGCGACGCGAAGAATTCAAGCTTCTGCTTCACACTGGCATCGCCTTTCCAATTGCCCGCGTTGGCCAGCTTGAAAACGACGGTGTTATATTGATATGTTGAGATCGATCCATCAGTCTCGGTTACGTACTGATAGACTGTTCCAAACGGCACGCCGTCCCCGTTGAAGTAGGACTGCTCCGCTGCCGCGATAAAGTCGTCGGCTGCGGAGGTGCCGCGTTCGAGTTCAAATGTGCCTTCCCATCCGCGCGGCAGCTCAGCAGAAATCTGTGTGCCGTCCAGCTTGTCAACTCGGATCGAATGAGTGATCTGCCGGCTTTCGAACCCTGTCACGTACGACAGGTCTACCCGTCCGGCCGGTCCGATCAGCACGAGCTGACAGTCGCGACCGATATTAAAGTTATTGATCGGCATGTGTTACGTTCCTTCAGCTCGACTGTCCGCTCGGCAGTGTCTGCCGACTCACCTCGACCGTCTGGCCGCCTTCAATGTTGACGATAAACTTCTCGTTGATCGCCTGGTAGTTCACCTGTGCATCGGACTGCACATATCCAAGTTGCGTTCGGCTGGTCGGATTGTTCGACGTGTCGCACACCACGCTGAACGGCAGGGAACCGTCGGTGCTGCCCAGCATCCCCTGCGACAGCATGTTCTGAAAGAAGCTCAGCTGCGTCGATCGGATGTTCTGGAACAGCTGGGCATTGATCACCTGGCCGACATACTGGCCCATGCCGGCGGCCAGGGTCGCTGCGATGTAGTTCGTCAGGCGCGTGTAGTTGTCACCGTTGATGGCAGTATTGGTGCTGGAATTATGGCCGCCACGTACGCCCCAGTAAGCGCCACCTGGCTGCGGGTTCGCGATCACGTCGATCCCCGCGCTCAGCAGCGCCGCCAGATCGGCCGAGGCATAAGTCGTCGCCTGACCCGAACCCGGCGTGCCTGACTTCTGGCTACCGACGATGGCGTAAAGCTGCTTGTTCAGGCTCGACTGCTCGGGCGACAAATTCGCCAACCGGCCCGCGACGAAGCCTTGCGGCGAAACCAGACGGACCGTGTTATTCACTTGGTCGGACCAATAGAGCCAGTCGCCGAACATCAGCTTAGCCGCATAGCTATCCAACCCGGCAGACGCGGCAACTCTGACCGCATTCTGGATGTTGTCGCCGGCCGGACCGGTCAGGATCATATACACACCCTCGGAAAGGCCGAAGGCAGCCTGCACGCTCCACTGTGTCGAGTCGGTCGAGTCAGCAAGCAGTCCGAGGCTGCAGCCCTGTCCGCGCAGGGCATACATCCCCGTCCGAGGCAGGGTATCGGAACCAACCAAGTTCGCCGCGGTAATGCTGGCCGCGCCGTCGGTGCCATTCGCGAATGTATAGCTGGCCACCACAGGCATACCGCCGACGGAGTTGCCAGAACCGACCTGCGCAGTCACCAACTGCGACGGACCACGCTGCAGGCTCAGTCCATTGTTCACCGCGTTGGCCATATTCTGCCAAAGCTGTAGGTCCGTGCCGGGGATGTTGTCGAACAGCTCAGGCTGCAGTCCCGGCAGCGTTATCGTCAGCCGCCAGGTCTGGGCCGCTGATCCGTTGCTCACGCTGGCCACCAACGAATTGCCGAGCGTGCCGGTGTATGCAGCGGTCAACAGCAGGGCATAATCGGTGCTGGACGAACTCTGCACCAGACTCTGCGCCGCCGTATCGGTCCCATCAGTCACGCGCACGCAGCGGAAGTTCTGCGCACCTTGCTGGACGGCGGTCGCCACCTGCGTGCCCATGTCGTAAGTGCGGGCAACCACCGGGCCGAATTGGCTGGCGTAATCAGCCATCGTCGCCACGATCACTGGCTGGCCGATCGGACCCCAGGAAGCGCTGCCCACGATCCCGACAACGTCGGTTGGTACGCCATTCAGCACGAGATTCTGCGGCGGCACGATCTGTACATACAGATCCGGCACCACCAGCGCGGTGGTATTGATGCTGCCTTGCTGTACAATCGGCATCAACGGCCTCCCTGCTTGCCGGCTAAGGGCGCCGGCGACTGCGGTTTGGCAGCGCCCGCACCCAGGACACGCACCACATTCAGCGCATGCTCACCGGCCAGAATGGCCTTTACCTGCGCCGGGTCCGTGACCACGGCGCCGCGGGCAAAGCCGGCAAACGGCCTCACCACAACCAGTTGCGTATCCATCGTTGCTCCCGTGTCAGCCGAGGTAGGGGGTGACCGCATCCACAGTGCCGCCGCCGAACAGCATCGCGGGCTGGTTCTCGGTCGTGATCGTTGCGTACTCAATCGAATAGATCAGATCGCGGCGATATAGTCCGGCATCTTCCGCCCTGTCTGTGGTGGCGCCGTTGCGGAAGATCAGCCGGGCGGAAGTGCCGTCCGGCAGATCGATGAAAGCCATCTGTGACAGCGCCACGTCGATCGCGACGGCAATCGTATCGCGCGTGGCATAGTCCGGGCACCAGCAGGTTATGCGAAAGTCCTGCCGCTGCCGGCGCACCTCCCGGGTCGCCTCGCTGCCCGCCACCACCCGCCCGATCAGCCGCTTGGCCGTCGGGACCGTCACGGTCGCGCCGCTATAGTTGGCAACGAAGTTCGCTCGAATCAGCACCGCCATGTTCGCCGCAACCAGATCAGCATCGTCGCCCGTCTGGATGGTGTAGACGTAGCTGTTGCCGTTGACGATCACACCTGCCAACTGCCCTACCTGCGGTGTCCCTGCAAACGTGACCGTTTGGCCGGCCACGGTCGCGGTCAAAGTCGGAGCCTGCCCTGGCGGCAGCTGCCAGACGTACGGAAAGCGAGTTGTGTTCTGCAGCGTTCCACTAACTGGCAGAACGGTCACGTTGACCACTCCGCTGGCCAAATCGGCATCCAACGTCGCCGGCAGCGGCCAGCCCCGATAGATGCGACAGTCCGCGTTGCACACGCTTGGCGCTGCCGTGCCGTTTGGGTAGACGGCAGCCAGCACAAGGCCGACCAGCGCGGTTTCTACATCAGATTGGTCCGCCATCAGGGAATGGCCTGCCGCACGCCTAGCCGCCAACCCAGCTCCGTCAGTTCGGTAGCAATCACAACGCTGCGTCGACCCAGCTCGTCCAGCATGATGTCGCCTGGCTCCAGATGCACCCCAGGCGTCGCCGGCAGCAGCACAACACTCTCGGTCATGCCGCCATCCGCCGGCAGGTGGCCTTGGGTCCGTACGACACCCGTCGCACCGATCACGCTGGCAGGCCAGTCCCGCAGCAGCAGCTGGGCCTCGCTCAGCTCAACCCCGCTATAGCCCGCCGCGCCGATCGTCCGCGTCGTGACAGGTCGGGCAAACGATACAACTCGGTCGGCCCGAACGCATAAGGCAGGCATCAACCGAGGCTGCGATCCAACAAACCAAATGTCGTTGTTCTGCAGCAGGTAGTCGCCCGATCGGGTATAGGCCGTATCGAACAGCCCATACCAGATCGCATCCCCATAGCCGGGAGGCCGCACGAATGCCGCATCCGCATCCGTAAAGGCCGCGTGGAGACGCACTAGACGGTTACGTGCTGACATCGGCGCGACCGGCCCGGATGGGCGATAGACATCGGTGGTCAACCCCATCGCCTGCGCCGCAATCCCCAGGCCACGGGACACAAAGTCCTGCCGCTGCCAACCGGGATCGGCGGCATTCGTCGCGGGCGGCAAAGGACGCATTTACACCACCAGTGTGACAGTGCCATCAGACAAGGCCGGTCCGGGCGGCAAACCCAAAAAGCCACACAGCCGGCGTCGCCAGCTGTCGAAGAGGCGCAGTCGATCATCAAGTTCGTTGGCGTTATGCCGCCAGACCGACGCCTGGGCGGTGTCCAAATTGGCACTCGCGTTCGGGATCGCGGTTTCCAGGGTGTTGAGTGTTGCCAGGTAAGTCCGGATGACGGCGAGTTCCGCATCCGAGAGATTGTTCAGACGGTATTCCATAAGCCCGTAAACCTGGAAGAACCGCCAGCCCTGGAACCCGGCCGCCCCGGCGCCGTACGCCGGATACCCACAGAACCGCCGTGCGTCGGTCTTTTCCGCATCCGTCAGCGGTTCCATCAGATCACGGACCCGTCGCCGAGCGTGAAGTAGACAGTGCCGGTGCCGCTGGCCAGGACGACCGCTGCATGGGTCATATAGACGTTGGCGGCCAGCAAGGCTCTACTATTCGGCAGCAGCGGCAGACTTGCGGACGTTGCGGTGGTGCTACCACTCGTTCCGAAGGCAACGAACGCAACCGCGTTCGCCGCATTCGTCACCAGCACCGTCTCCCCCCCGCCAACCAAGGCCACGACCGACGACGTGGTGCTGGCCGAAACGCTAGCCGTGCCCGCCGCACGAAACGGCTGGTTGGACCCGATCGACATTGCCGTGCCCTCGCCTAGCCGATATGCTCGATCATCACCGCGCGCTTGTAAGCGGCGTTGCTGGCGGTCGGGATTGTGGTGCTGTTCGTGGTCGTATCAGTCGGCGCGCAGAAGCCGCCGATCCAGTACCAGGATTGGGCGATGATCTGCTGCAGTCGATCCAGCGGCTCACGCGTGACCATCGCCACGCCGTCCACAATGGCGATGATCGAATCTTTGGGCGCCACGTCGTCGGCGGCCATGCCCGCGAAATCACCCTCGATCAGCGCACCTTGGCCGCAGACGATCGGCCGGCGGACCAGCAGACCCGTCAGGGTCGGATGGGTCTGCACGAACGATTCTGTTGTGGTGACGAAACGTAGGCCCAGGAAGTCGTTCACCATGCCGCGGCGGAAGACCTGGTTCGCCGACGTCGCACCCTGGAACAATTGCCGGAAGTCTGGGTCGGCGAACAGCTGGCGGGCGGAAACCGGATCGAGATAGCAATTATAGACGCCGTCGATCTCCGGCACGGCATTGGCCCGCAGCGTCGCCACGGCGTCCAGCAGGTTGGACATCGTCAGCGTATCGGTGGCCTGAAGGTCGGCGGTGTTGCCGCGGTCCGAAGGGCGCACGATCACTGAAGCGGTGGCGGACTGCACAGTATTCCCGGCAGTGCCATCAGCCACAGAAACGCTGCTGGCAAGCGTCAGTGTTCCAGAAATGCCGTTCGGCGCGGTCGAAACGTTGGTTGCATCCGCCGAAGTGCCAACCAACTGGTAGGCATCACTGCCGATCGTCACCGTCAACGGTGCGCTCGCGCTCACCGTTGTCGGAACGCCATAGACGAAGGTAGAGGTAAAGCCACGAATGTCATCGACCGCAACCGAGGTGCCAGCCGAACCCAACGTGGTGCGCACCCGCGTGTTGCCGCCGAAATAGGCGCCGAACAGGGCATTGCGCGCCAGCTCGTCCAGGCTGCGGGCAGCCTGCTCGCCGTTCACATAGGCATTCTGCAGGAACTGGCTCGCGATGCCGACACGGCTAGTCACCATGTTCAGATCGGTGGTGGCCGCGTAACTGTTGATCGAAAGCGTATACTGCTCAACCGCCCAGGTGGTGGAGGTCAACCCGTTGTCCAGGTTGGTGTTCGACGCCGCCGCCATCGGCGTCGTCACGCTCGGCTTCAGCCCGGCGCGGGTTTTGGTCAAGGTCTCACCGATACCGACTGCGATCTCCTCGCGGTCCGCAACCGCACGGTAGCCAAGGCGCGACCGCAGCGCCTGCTCGAACTCCCGTTCCAGGAAGCCCTGCTGGATGATCGGCTGCAAAGCGGTCGGAAAGTTTTGGATGCCCATCTGTGTCCTCGGTTATGCTGGTTGCGCGGAAGGCGGTGACTAAAAGCGGCGCCGAAGGATGTCGGCGCGAGCCGCTCGCCACTCGGCCTCGGTCATGTCAGTTGCGCGCTTCTGGCGCGGCGGTTGCGACGGCGGCGGCGCGGCGATTGAGGACGAGGACGCGGAGCCGAACAGCCAAGGCTTCGCCTGCCGCAATTGCGCGATAATCTGCGGAGCGCCCTCTACATCGCCCATGTCGTTCAGCTTCAAACCGGACGTATCGACCAACTTCAGGCCGTCCAGATCCAGAATGCCGGCGCGCACCGCCTCGGCTTTCAGCTCGGCCCTAATCAGTCGATTTTCAGCATCTCGTTGTACGACGGTCAGCTGTTGTTCCAGTGCCTCGGCGCGGAGCCGCAGATCAGCGACAATTGCCTCGGGGGAAGGCGCGTCGACATCGGACATCAGTGCTTCCTGTGGTTGCGTCGATCGGTAGCGATACGCGTCAGCTCGGCCGCGATGTCCTCAAGGTCATAGGAATCGGCGACTGCCTTCAGCGCGGTCTCCCGCGAGATCGTCCCATTAGAAATCAGCGTCGCAAGTGTCTGCGCGTCGCGCAGCCGATCTTCGGCAGTGAGCGGGTACCAGCGCGGCCACTTCAAAGTGAGCCGTATGTCGGGATCGGGCTTGTACAGCTCGTCTCCCAGGATCTGGAGCCGGTAGACCTGAGCGGCGCGCAAGACCATGCGCATCAGGGCAACCAACGCACCCTCGCCGTAGCTGACGCGCAGATTGTCGGCGAGCCAGATCAGCCCTTGGTTCAGCATCTCCAGCGCGCGGCCGGATTGTGCGGCGGTCAAACGATCGGGGTTGGCGCGGCTGCCATGCAGGCTCTCCAACGCCAACTCGCGCAAAGTACGAACGTATTCAATGACCGCCGCCGATGCCGTCCCGCCTATCTCCAGCAGCTTGGCGTCGCCCTTTTCGCTCACCACCAAGGCGTTGCCGCCGCCTTTGATGATCTCGCCGTCCGATCCCGCAGGCTCCTTGATAATCAGCGTCGGGTCGCTGCTGTACTTAAGCCCGCGCCCCGCCTGGCTCAACTGGTAGTCGATTTCAATGGAGGTCTCGACCGCAGGACGAAAAGTGCAGGCACCATCCAGCGTCGATCCGGTCGCCGCCGGACCCGGCAGGTTGCGCACCCAGACCAATGGCACGAAGCCCAGCCCGTGCCGCACCGATCGTGGCAGATCAATCTCGGGCTCGGCAGCAACGCCAACCTGGACCGGCTCATACCAAGTCTCGTCGTTGGCGTCCCATTGCCGCGTGAACCAATAATCGGCAGCCGGTTCGGTGATTGCGTAGCCGCTTTCGGCCAGCAGGTGCCCGGCCACCTTGTATCGTTCCCGAACAGACACAAGGGTATCCGGCGCCTCGTGGTCCCATACCGGCTCCAGGTTCGCCGTATCAAGCACGCTAAAGAACACCCGGCCACGCAGCACCCGCAGCAGGATCGCTACCGAGCCGATGCTGCCACGTATCGCCGCCTCGATCATCACTTGGTTGAGTCTGGTTTCCTTCACCAGGTCGGACAGGCGAGCCTGCAACGCGCGGTCCGCGCAATCGATGGTCGGGAAATGCCCCTCGCTGAACAGCAGTGCGACGCTATCTTCCACCACCACGCGGCACAGACCGTAACGCACGCTTGGCCGCCGCGCACGCAGCGGGATATATTCACCGCCGGCAGTACGCTCCTCGTGGAATTCATGCCGTAGAACATCGTAGATGGTGCCGTCCAGCACGCGGCGCAGAATGTCCAGCATGCGGGCACGTTGCGACAGATCGCGGTCGCGCGGCACCAAGTCGCAAATTGTCTCGAACATGGATGTCCTTGATGGCGATCAGCGCTGCAGCAGCGGCACGTCGATGCGCCGCGCCGCAGCACCCTGTTCCAGCAGCAGGGTGAAGGCGCGCGACAGGGCGTCTACTTGGTCATCCTTGGCGCCATGTGGAAAATCGCGCAGCTCTTCAAGGAAGTCAGCATTCCAGTCGGCACGCACCAGGGCAAAGTTGCCGGCCTCGACCTGCGAGACCACGGGCAACGCCCGCACCCATTTCGATCCCGTCTCTCGTGAGGAGACCACGCGGAACCCCGCCAGAAGGCCTGTCAACGCGCCGATCTGCGACTTGCCCGCCTGCCCCGGATCCTGCGGAATGCCAATGGTAACCGTCCCGCCATCCTCGATAGCCGTGCGCAGAATGGTCTGCTCCACCGCCAAAGGCGATCCGCGGAACCGCACCAAATCCAGCACCACGAAACGACCGCTCTGCTCACGAAGCAGTTTCAGACCAACGGTCCAGTCCGGGTCGCCATTCGCGCCCATCGGCGTGGCAGCCAAATCCCAGGCGCGCACGACCGGGGCACCCACCAACGTGGCCGGACGGCTGACCAGATCGAATCGCTCGATAGGGAATGGTGTACCGTCCAGCGGCATCGGTCGCTGTTGATACTGCGCCGACCATGTCCGCTCACCGACCGCCGCACGCTTGCGGGCGAGCGCTTTGGCATCTTCCCACTCCGGCCAAAGCGGCTCACCCGGCGCACGGCCCATCGGGTCTTCCGCTTCGGCCACCGCCGGCAGTCGCAGGCAGCGCCAGTCCTCGTGATCCTGCGCCAGCAACCGACCGCCGAGATCGTCGAGGTGCCAGCGTGTCATGATCAGGACCACGCGTGCACCCGGCCGTAAGCGTGTCAGCAGTTCGGCCCGATACCACTCCCAAAGCCTTGCGCGCGCCCGCGCGCTATCGGCTTCGTGGTGGGACTTCACCGGGTCGTCGATAATCACCAGATCAGCGCGCCGGCCGATCATCGGCCCGCGCACGCCAGTGCCGAAATACTGCCCGCCGGTCGATGTCTGCCAGCGTGTCGCCGCTCCGCCACCGCGGTCAGCGATTGTGTAGCCTAGCTGTTCCTGATGCTCGCGCACCGTTGCGCGCACCTGGCGTCCGAAATGTGCCGCCAGGTCGGCGGTGTGCGAGGCCGCAATGATCGAACTCGCCGGATGGCGCGTCAGCCACCAGGGCGGAAACAGCACCGAGGTGTACGTAGACTTCGCCGAACCAGGCGGCATCAGCAGCATCAGCCGATCGGTGATCCCCGCCGCCACATCCTCCAGCGCCGCAAGGAGCATCAGGTGGTGACGCGCCGGTTCCAGGCCCGCCGGCCGCAGCACCTCCGTCACCCATTTTGTCAAGCTGTCGCGCGGCGCGGCAAGATCGCAAGCCAGCCCGGCCGGCGCGGCGGCTTGCCGGCTTTCCTGGTTCGGCGAGATCGGAAACAGGCGCTCGCCCCAGTTTTACAAAATGCCAGTGTTGCAAAAGGTGAGCAGCCCGCCTTACGCGCGCTGGCGCATCCTGCGCTCTGGGTTGTCAAAGTAAGCCGCGAACCCAAAACACTAACGAGCATTGCCGCTCAGCCCGCTCGCAACGTCCGTCGCGTCGATGCGCAAACGGCCATCATGGCGGAAGATATACCCTTCGCTGGGGTAGATGGGCAAGGCAATTTTCCTATGAGCGGACATATTTCCTTTTCTTGGCTTGAACGGGCATACCAGGCTGCCCTGCGCGGCGCCATTTTGGCTGCCCTGCTGACCGTAACCGGCTGTGAATCCTATACATCCGTCCGAGAGGGCGCCTCCGCATCCCTCGGCACCGGCCGGACCTTTGCAATCTATGGACTGGAAGGCCGTTGGGCCGGCGATGTCACTCCAGTCGCCGCCGATTGCGGCGTCCAGACACGGGGAAGCATGACGATCACGGCGCGCGGGTTTGCCTTTGATCCCTTCGGTGGCACCTTCGTTGTGACCGGCACCGTCTCTGACGACGGCGCCTTGCACGGCGTCCTGAAACGGGTGCTGTCCGGCGAAAGCGGTAAACATGTCGAACGCTCGCTCAGCTTCTCCGGCATCGGACAGCGACCGGATCGCGGCGAGGAAAGCATCGTCGGGCGACTGGAATCCGGCCGATGCGCGTGGCGTGTCGCCCTGCAGCGGGGCTGACATCACCACGCGCGCCCGCTCAGGCAGGGCGTCGATTCAGGCCAGCGACAATGATGTCGATGCCTTGCGCATGCCAGCGTTGAACCGCTTTGTGGTCGGCGCCGATCGCCGCCGCCAGCCGCCGCCAGGCAAATAGATGCCGATCGGTTACCGGACTCACCAGGCTGCGGGCGCCGACGATCCGCCGCAGCACGTAACGGTCATCGGGAATCAGCTGCAGCCATGTGAAAGCTTCATCCATTCGGCTAATGCGCGCGTTGGACGGCATCGGTGGCCGCACCTTTCCCGGCCCCCAGCCGTAGCTCTCAGCCGCGGCACGGACGACGTCTAGGGAACTGGTTCGCAACTTTGTGGTGTACCCACTCGGCGGCAGCGCCAGGATCGCCGCGCCCGCCTCCTCCAGCCGGGCAACCACGTAAGTGCTGTCCGCGGCCTGGCCGGCGAAGCGGCGCCCGTTATCCAGATCAACCATCGGCAAGGCGCTCATGTGCAGGGCCCTCAGCGAGTGAATACGGGATAGGGATAGGCGGCGCCGTCCAACAGCGTCCCGTCGGTCAGCAGCCCCCAAGTCAATGGGTGGCCCGCCGGCAACGGGGGTCGGTTGGGGTCCTCGCCAACCGGCCGCGGCGCGGGGGGCAGCCGCCGTGCGCCCAATCGGCGTCCCCGCTCGATCGTTGTCCAGCGGGTCAACCCCATCATCGCCGCGATCGCGTCCCAGCTTTCGCCGGCGCCCCGCAGGTAGCGCAGCCGGTTATCCATCTCGGGGGACCATTTTGTCAGGCTGTGCATCGGCAGGCTCCCAAATGACGCCGACCAAATATCCGAACAAAACAAGAACGTCAATGTGTCTAACATTGAATGTTAGACTTTCTGCCCTTAGGCTGTGGCCATGTCAGGCATAAAACCCGGTTCCGGTCCCAAGGACCTCGGCTCCCGTCTCCGTCAGCTGCGCCAAATGCGCGGGCTCACCCAGGACGAGTTGGCAACCACTGTTGGCGTCAGCCGCAGCGCTGTTGCGCAATGGGAAAGCGGTCGCTCAGGACAGGCGACATTGCATCTGCGCCGCCTCGCCGATGCGCTCGGGGTGCAGATCGATGACCTGATGCGCGACGACGAACGGCACGCGATCGGGACGGTCGCCCAGGCCGGCGACGAGCGGGCCATGCTGCGCCTCTACCGCGCCTGCTCGCCGGCGGACCAACAATTGTTATTGCTCATGGCTCGTCGCATCGCCTCCATCGAGGAACCGGTCGGCTAACGCCAGACGAGTCTCAACCGTCCCAAGCTGCGCTAACTATTCATAAATGCGCCATAGAAGGAGATTTTTACGGCGAATTCAGGTCGGTCCCGCATTTCTCACCTCAAGCACCCAGGGTGCCGCGTTTTGAGCGGAGTGAGAAATGTCCGGATCGACCACGACCATCAACGGCGGTGCCGGCGGGCTGCTGCAGGACCACACCGGCAACACGGTCGTCCAGCTGGGCAGCAATGCCGCCTCGGTCGTGGTCGGCCTTGGTACGGACACCATCCTGGGGGGCAGTGGCGCGGCCGGGGTGTTCGCTTTCAACGACACCAACAATCTCGACGTCGTGGGCGGCTCAGGCTCGCTCGCCGTCTCCCTGCTCTTCGCCACCGGCAACGCCACCATCTCCGGCGGCAACGCGGGCGAGACCGTCACCGGCGGCCTGAGCAACATCAAGCTCACCCAGGCCGGTGCACTCACGCTGCATCCCAGCAACGGCATCATCACGATCGCCGCCGACGGCCAGGCCATCACCATCTGGGCCTCGGACAACAGCGGCTACGAGGTTTTCACCCCCACCGCCGGCACCACCGTCACCGTCGCTCCCACGCCGGACGGCTACGGCCACACCCTGGTCACCGTCGGTAACAGCCCAGCCGTAGCGCTGGGCAACGGTTTCGAGACGGTCGGTAGCGCTACGTCCTACCTCACGGGCGCGAGCGCCTCGACCTTCGGCAACACGATCATACCCACCCCGGCAACGCCGGTCGTCACCGGATTGCTCGTGGGCACCAGGGGCTTCACCACCAGCACGACGCCGTCTTTCACCGGCACCGCGGTCGCCGGCGACGAAGTCCTGCTGTACATGGACGGATATACCCAGATCGGCGAAACGATTGCCAACGCCAGTGGCGCCTGGACCGTCGCCGCCAGCCAGGTACTCAGCGGCGGCACCCATACCGTCATGGCCGAAGTCCTCGACATCTCGGGCGTGTCGAGCAACACCTCCAACTCGTCCACCGTGGTCATCGACACTACCGGCCCCAACACACCTGCCATTACCGGCATTGATGTCAGCACCGACAGCGGAACGGTCGGCGACAGCATCACCAACGTCCGCCACGTTGAGATCGACGGTACCTCGGATCCTTACGACACAATCGTGCTCTACGATGGCACAAGCTCGATTGGCAGTGCCGTGTCCAACGCCAGCGGTAGTTGGTCCGTCACCAGCACGGTGGCACTCACCAACGGCGCCCACAACCTGACAGCGGTCGCCACCGACCCGGTCGGTCTCACCAGCCAGGCCTCCAGCGTCTATGTTGTAACCATCCAGACCACCCCACCGCTGGCACCCACCAACGTCACGCTCGATCCGGGCAGCGATAGCGGGATGGTAGGCGATAATCTGACGAATTTCACGTCCCCGGTCATCGACGGCGCGGCGCTGCCCAAGGAAATCATTACCGTCGCGGCCGACGGCATCAATCTGGGGACCGTCAGCACCGATCAATTCGGCGACTGGTCGTTCGCCGTCCCGACCGTGCTGACGCCTGGTATGCATGTCCTCACTGCCACCGCGACCGATACAGTCGGCAACATCAGTGCCGCCACCACACTCGACCTGACGATCGAGACCACGGCGGCCGCGCCCGCCATCACCGGTGCGGTCGCGGCCAGCAGCGGCGTCGTCACCGCCGGCCTGCTCACCAACGCCGGCACGGTTCTCGTCAGCGGCACCGCCGCTGCCGGGACCACGATCGTCGTGTCGGATAACCTCGTGACCGCCCCCGGCAGCGTCATCGCCAACAGCAGCGGCACCTGGTCCGAGCAGGTCATTCTCAGCCAAGGCACCAACGCGCTGACCGCGAAGGTGACCAACGACGCGGCCGGCAACAGCAGCGCCGCCTCGTCGCCGCTGATGCTGACCGCCGACCTCGTCCCGCCGGCCACGCCGACGATCCTGGGCATCACCCCGGCGACCGACAGCGGCATCCTGGGCGACAACGCGACCGATATCAGCACACCGACCTTCACCGGCACCGGCACCCCGGGCGACACCGTCACCCTGACCCAGATCGAATATGCGAACGGCGCGGTCCAGGGCACCGCGGTGGTCGGCACCGGCATCGTCGGGGTCAACGGCACCTGGTTCGTCAGCGGCTCGATCGTCGCGAGCCCGGCCACGCTGGTTGCCACCGCAGCTGGCCTGCTGGGCAACACCAGCGGCGCATCGGCGGCCTACAATTTGACGATCAACCCAGTTCCCGCCGCGCCCTCACTCTCGCTGACCGCGGGCAGCACAACCAAAAGCCTGACCCCCACGATTACGTACGGCGAGAATGCTGCCGGCACCATCAGCTTCTACGACAACGGCCGCGCCATCGGCACGATCTCGGCGGCTGGAACGGTCTTTACCCCGACCAGCCAGCTGATGCTGGGCCTGAACACGATCACCGCCGTCTTCACCGATCAGTACGGCGACGTCAGCAACCCGGCCAGCGCCACGATCACTGTGACCGGCACGGCGACGACGCTCGCACTCGACCCGGCCAGCGACAGCGGCATCCTGGGAGACCTCATCACCAACGTCGTCAAGCCGCAGATCGACGGCACCGCGACCCCCAACGCCGCGATCACGGTCCTCGACAACGGCGGCACGATCGGGACCACCACCGCCAACGCCAGCGGGGTCTGGGCCCTCCAGCCCGGCACGGCGCTCCTGCAAGGGGTCAACACGCTCACCGCAATCGCCAGCCTCGGCATCAGCGGTAGCATCGTCTCGTCTCCCCTCGTGCTGACTATCGAAACCGCCGTTGCCGCGCCGACCATCACCAACGCCGTCGCGACCACCGGCACCATTACCAGCACCGACCTCACCAACGCCGGTACCATCGTCCTGACGGGCACCACCCAACAGGGTGCGACGATCGCCATCATGGACGGCACCACCACCATCGGCACCGTGGTCGCCAGCAGCACCGGCGCCTGGGCCGACACGGTCGCGCTGACCCTGGGTCAGAACACCCTCACCGCGATGGTCAGCCGCGATCTGGCCGGCAACAGCAGCGCGCCCTCCAGCGCGCTCGTGCTTGATGCACTTCCGGCCAAGCCCGCGGCGCCCAGCATCATCGGCCTCGCCACCAGCAGCGACACCGGCACGCTCGGCGACAGCCGCACTGACAGCACCACACCCACCCTGGTCGGCACCGGCACCCCCGGTGACCGCATCACGGTAACGAATGCCGGCACCGTGGTCGCCACCGGCACCGTCGGCAGCAACGGCACCTGGTCCGCCGCCATCACCACTGCGCTGCCGGTTTCCGCCACCGCCACCCTCACCGCGACCATCACCGACCCGTTTGGCACCATCAGCGGCTCATCTACCGCGTATGACGTGACGATTGATGCCATACCGGCACAGCCCGTCATCGCGCTGGCCTCAGGTATTGCCACCACCGACAGCACGGAACCGCAATTCTCAATCACGTCGAGCAACGGACTGAACAACGCGGTCACGATCTACGACAACGGCAGCCTGATCGGCTCTCTGCCGAGCCCGCAGCAAAGCTCGACGGCCTCCTTCACGCCAACCGCTGCACTACCGATCGGCCTCAACACGATCGTCGCAGTGGCATCAAACGCCTATGGCGACGTCAGCAACGCCGGCACCGCGGTGGTCACCGTCCGGCCGGTGGCGCCCACGCTTGATGCGGGTAGCGACAGCGGGGTCGCCGGCGATGACATCACCAATGTCGTCAACCCGCAGATCGACGGGGTCGCGGTCGCCAATGCGGCCATCAGCATCCTGGACAACAGCGGCTCGATAGGCGCCACCACCGCCAACGCGGCTGGCAAGTGGACCTTCACCCCCGCCACGGCGATGGTCCAGGGTTCCAACACGCTGGTCGCCGTGGTCACCGTCGGGGCTGGCAACACGGTCGCCTCCGACCCGCTCACCATCACCATCACCACCACGGCACCGGCACCCGTGATCACCGGCGTTGTGGCCACCACGGGCACTATCACCAGCAACGACATCACCAACGCCGGCACCGTCGTCTTGTCGGGCACCGCTGAGCAGGGTGCCACGATCGCGATCCTCGAAGGCTCCACGACGGTCGGCACCGTGGTCTCCAACAACGGCAGCTGGTCTGACCCTGTCGGGCTGGTCCTGGGTGAAAACACCCTGACCGCCGCCGTCCGCTACGATACCGCCGGCAATAGCAGCGCCGCCTCCAGCCCGCTCGTCATCGACGCTATCTCCCCCGTGGTCGCCGTGCCGACCATCAGCGGGCTGGCGCCCGCCAGCCAAACCGGCACGGGCGGCACCCATACGAACCTCGCCAGCCCCACGCTGATCGGCACCGGCATCGTCGGCGATGTCGTAACCCTGCTGAGCGGCACGACCGTCCTGGGCACCGGTACCGTCGGCAGCTCCGGCTCCTGGTCGGTAGCCGTCACCACCGCGCTCCCGCTCGGCCAGGACAGCATCACGGCCGAACAGACCAACCTGCTTGGTCAGACCAGCGCCGCATCGGTCGCCACTACCGTGACAGTCTCCGCGACCCCCGCCACACCGGTCATCAGCGGCATCAGCGGCGCGGTCGCCAGCAGCGGCAGCGTGGTCGCGACGACGGCCAACCCCACGATCGTCGGCACCGGGCCGGCTGGTGACCTCATCACGCTGCTCAACAACGGCACCATTCTCGCCACCACCACGGCGGCGGCTACCGGCTCCTGGTCGGTACAGCCGAGCTACAATTTCAACTCCGGCACCTACGGGCTGACCGCCGAGGCGACCGATGCCTTCGGCGACATTAGCGCCCAGTCCGCCCAGTTGAGCGTGGTGGTCAATCTCGCGAAACCCGTGCAGATCGGCACGAACCTTCCGTTCGGCATTGCCGCGAATGCCGCAATCCCGAGCGAGGTGACCTACTACAGGTATCAGCAGACCCCGCCCACCCCTGCCGCTGGCTCCAGCCTTGGGCTGACCGTGGACAATTCGGACCTCAACGACATCATCACCGTGCCGGCGGCGACCAATGTCGTCTCGGACGTCGCCAATGGCGCCGTCACCCTCGTGGGCGGCGGTAACAACCAGCTCTTCCTGTCTACCGGCAGCAACGCCACCACAACGTTCGAAAGTAACGGCGGCTCTGGTGTCTACCTGGCCAATCAGGCTGCAGGCGGCACGTCCACGACCGGCAACAGCCTGGTCACCATCAACAACAGCGCAGCCGGCGCCAGCGGGAACTATGTCGTCGACACCGGGTCAGGCACCAACGTCATCCAGGCCATCACGGGCAACGACTCGATCGCCGCCGGCACCGGTTCGGACACCATCCTGTTGGGGTCCGGCAACGACTACGTGATGAATACCGGCACCGATGTGGTCAGCTGCGACACCGTCACGGGCGGCGCCGACACCGTCAATGCCAGCGCCGACGGCAATAGCATTGAGATCTTCGCGAACTCCAGCAACCTGACCTTCCTAGGTGGCACCGGCGGCTCGGTCATCATCGGCGGAGCGCTGCCCATGAATGTCCTCGGCTGGGCCGGCAGCGACACGGTGTGGGGCTCCAGCGGCGGCGGCCAATACTGGGGCGGGGAGGCCGGCAACAGCTACCTGGAAGCCGGCACCGGTTCGGGGTCATGCACGCTGGCCGGTGGCAATGGCAACAATAACTTTCTGGTCGCCGACAATGCCGCCAGCGACGTCCTGGCCGCGGGCGGCGGCTACGAAACGCTGCTGGGCGGCAGTTCCACCGGCGGCAATCAGTATTTCGCCGGTCCGGGCAACACCGTCATCCAGGCCGGCCTGGGCAATGACGTCGTCACCATGGACGCCGGCAACACCACCGTCTTCGCCGGCGCCCACACACTCACCTTCGCCGACGCGCCCGGTATCGTTGTCGCCAGCTCCGGCCAACAGACGATCATGGGCGGCGGCCCGTCCGAAATCTACGGTTTCACCAGTGCCGCGGGCGGCGGCAGCACCTTGATCGTAAACTTCAATCCCACCCAGGACCAGATTGCGCTCTGGAACTACTCGTCCAGCGTACTGAACGCTGCCCTCGCCGGGCAGACCACTTCCGGAGGAAACACCACCGTCACGCTACCCGATAATACCCGGATCACCTTCCTGGGCGTCCAGAATGTCACCAGCAGCAGCTTCTCGGCGTCGTGAGCGGCGGCCATTGGAAGAGCAGCCCTTGCGGTGCTTAGCTCGGCCCCGGCAGGTATTTCTCGATATCGGCTGCCATCCGGTCGGGCGTCGCATCGGCGGGGATCAGTGCCAGCGGCGCGCCGTCTGGCCCCTGCAAATACAGGATCGAGCTGTGGTCGACACTGTAGGCCTCGCCGCGCGCGCCGGCTGAGTTCACCCTATAATACACGTGATACTCGGCGGCCACTTTAGCGATCTGGTCCGGCGTGCCGGTCAGGCCCATAATGCGTGGAGAGATCGCCTGGGTGTAGTCGCGCATGACCTCCGGCGTGTCGCGGGCCGGATCAACCGTGATGAAAACAATTTGCAGCTCATCCGCTTTGCGACCTAGATGATCGGTCGCCTGAACGATCGCATTCAGCGTCGTGGGACAGACGTCAGGACAGAAAGTATACCCGAAATACAACAGCATATACCGGCCGCGGAATGTCGCCTGCGTTACAGGCCCGTTTGGTCCCGTCAACTCAAACGGGCCGCCGAACGGCGGCGCGGCCGCCCCCCTGTCGCCGGCTCGGCCGACCCAAAGATAGCCCGCACCAGCGATCATTAACGCCGCGACCAGGCCACCGCCGAGGGCCAGCCGCCGGGGCCAAATTTCGCTGGCGGCGGAGACCGGCTGTTGCGACTTCCCCAAGGCGTCAAACTCCCGTAAGCATGTCAATGGTTATCCGGCGGGAAGCTGGTGCCCCGTCGAAGAAGGCTTGCCGATCGGCCGACGCGGTCCACCCTTTCAAGGCATTACGCCAAGGTCGGCAACCAAAATCCCTCTCGGCGGTTGGGTCGAAGGGCTCGCCGATAGCAAGCCTGAAGGAGAATCCCATAGTGCATTCCCGTCATCATTGGCAGCACCGTCTTGATGCGCTCAAAGCGCGATATCAGGCGGTGCGTCAATACACCGAGGCGCTGGCCAGCAATCTCACCCCCGAAGACCAATGCGTCCAGTCGATGCCCGATGCCAGCCCCGCCAAATGGCATCGCGCCCATACCACGTGGTTCTTTGAAGAATTCCTGCTGCGACCTCACCTACCCGGCTACCAGTCGCCCGATCCCGCCTTTCGCTACCTCTTTAACTCATACTACGAGCAGGTAGGTGCCCGGCACCCGCGCCCCAAGCGCGGCCTGCTGACCCGCCCCAGCGCCGATCAGGTGGGTGCCTATCGCGCCCATGTCGATCGGCATGTCGAACGCCTGTTGGACACCGCCACCGACGATCTGGCCAGCACTGTTGAGCTTGGTCTCCAGCATGAGCAGCAGCACCAGGAGTTGCTGGTCACCGATATGCTCCACGCGTTCGCGCAAAACCCGATCGCCCCGGCCATCCACCCAACCTGGCGGGACGCCGGCGAGGCCATCGAAGCCAGGTTGGTGGCCTTCGAAGGCGGCAAGTTAACCTTGGGCGCCCAACCCGGTGCGGGCTTTACCTTCGACAACGAGACACCTTCGCACGAAGCCCTCCTCGCCCCGTTCCGGCTGGCCGATCGTCTCGTCCGCAACATCGATTACCTGGGCTTTATCCAAGCCGGTGGCTACCACACGCCTACGCTTTGGATGGCCGATGGCTGGGCAGCCGCGCAGCAGAATGGCTGGGCCGCGCCGCTCTATTGGAGACAGGATAACGAAGACGACTGGCTGCAGATGGGACCGGGCGGGCTTTCGCCGATCGTCTGGCAGGCGCCGGTCCGACATATCAGCTGGTACGAGGCGGATGCCTACGCCCGTTGGCGCGACGCCCGCCTGCCCACGGAGCAGGAGTGGGAAGTCGCCGCGCGGGACCCGCGCATAGAAAACCTAGCCGATAGCGTCTGGCAATGGACCGGCAGCGCCTATCTGCCTTATCCGCGCTTCCGGCCGCCGCCCGGCGCGATCGGCGAGTACAATGGCAAGTTTATGATCAATCAGATGGTCCTGCGGGGCGGCTCGTGCGCAACACCGCCTGGCCATGCCCGACTGACGTACCGCAACTTCTTTCCGCCTGATGCACGTTGGCAGTTCTCCGGCCTGCGCCTCGCGGCTGACGTATAAGGGCCAGCCAAATGTCAAGGAAACAGGCAACCCCGGCGCTCAACGCCGACGTGGTCGGCGACGCCATGATGGGCCTTCTGCAAACCCGAAAGACATTGCCGCCGAAATTGTTCTACGATGAAGCGGGCTGCCGCCTTTTCGAGGCAATTACTACACTACCGGAATACTACGTCACACGCACCGAACTCGCAATCCTGCGGAGCATCGGCGGTTCGCTGCGCGACGCCCTGCCGGCCCGGGCCTGCCTGGTCGAGTATGGCGCCAGCAGCAGTCTGAAGGCCGATCTCGTTCTGGCTCACCTGGACCAACCGCGCGCTTATGTTCCGATCGACATCGCC